CTGCTGAGCTTGAGCCGCAAAGCCTTGACGGTCGCCTGTAATTTGCCATGCTGCCGCCCATTCTTCTGCTGCTTTCTTACTCGCTCTGGACTGACCTTCAACGCCAGCAAGATTCTTCTTGACCTCGTCTAGCAATTGCTGATTCCCAGCTCTCTGTGCTGCTGGATCGTCGAAGATTTGTATTTGTTCTAGTCGCTCGCTGAACTGCGTCATCTGGATGCTTGCAGCCGCAGTTGATAGCTCTTTCGATTTCTCAGTTGCTTCCTTTAGTTTCTCGGTCCATTTTTCCGTTTGGAAGATAACGTTGCCAAGTGCTGAGCCAACTTGAAAAGCAATGACGCCGACAGCAGCAACCAATCCCGCCTTGAACGCTAAAGCACCCGCACCGCCGAGCTTTTGAACTTCCGCAAACTGGCTAGTCTTTTCAGTTACCGCGCCAAGTTGACTTGCGAACTGACCAAGTTCCGAACCACCTAAAGCGTTTGCGATCACACCGAAGAACTCAGTGGACTTCTTAGCCTGCTCGCCGCTGGTCTTGATCGCCTTGATATTGTTCTCGACGTTCTTAGCTGCTGCTGCAACCTTAGCCGATGCCAAGTCGTCTGCGTCGATGATGATGTTGACTGATTCGCTCATTGTGCTTTCGCTTTAATTTCCGATTCGTCACTACTCAAAATCTTGACCGCTTTTAGGAACCAAGCTGACTGATCTAATGCTCCACCCGCTATCGGTGGAATGCCTTTTTCGAACAAGTCTGCAAGCTCAACCAAAGGAACCATCTCTCGACAGTAAGCATTAGGACAACCATCGATTCGAACCATTCCAAATGTGCATTCGTTGCACCCTCCACCGTCACACGCTGGACACTCGATCTCGATTGGCTCTTGATCGGTTCCAGCGTCTTTACACTCCTTGCTCGAACAGTGGCGGCACAACTGGCCTTGCCGAATGTATGCCGCGACTCTTAGCTTTTTTTTTCCTCGTGGGTTACATGTTGGTTCGAGTAGACTTTCCTCAGAAGGTCTCTCGCTTCGTCGATGCCGAGAAACTCGCGAACGTCGCACCCGAACACGAACGAACCCATGTTTTGCCACCCGACTAAATACTTTGTGAGTAGGTCGCATGTCGCCGTGAAGATCTCCTCTAGCGTTGGTCTGGCAAAGGCTTCATCCAACTCAACGCCGAGTCTTGTTTGCTCTCGCATACAAAGCGACTTAGCGAAGAACGTTGGTCGTGACTCGATTGGCTTGTCCTTGTCGGAATCAAGCACAATCGGGAACTTTTGATCTGGTTCTAGAAATCGTGGCATGGGTTAAACTGCTGCTGTGAAGGTCATCGAGAACTCGTTGTCAACTGTCGATCCGTCGCGGTTCAGTTGCCATTCGAGATCGTCAGTTACGAGGTTGTTTCGGTCGGCTTCTTGGACCTTGATCAACTGAGCTTTCGGAGCTGCTGTTGTCAGGACTGCGTTTGTTGGCCCGTCGAGTCCCCAAGTCAAAGCACCTTCAGTCATTGCCAAGAATTGCCCGTTTGGATCGCGGGTTGCAATCAGCTTGGCTTCTGGGTTGGCAGTCACCTTCGGGTTACGATTGGTGATGATTGCCGAGTGGAAGCCGCCAGCAGTTGCAGGGCTTTCTCGCATCGTGATCTCGTTGCCACAATCGAGCGTGAGGTTCTCCAGGAACAACGCGACAGACGCAAAGGTTGTCGTGCTGCTTGCGTACCGGAGCGGTAACGCTGTTGGGTATGTTGGTGCTAGAATCGCTACGTCGGTTGGAGGCACCCAAACACCTTGGAACTCGAATTCAAAGTAAGCCATTCGCCCAGTCGGGCAAACTAGCTTGAACGTTCCAGCCGCACCGCAAATGGACTTGAAGATTCCATCACAGAAAGCACCGATAGTTAGCGTCTTGACGTTGGTGCCAGGTGCTTCGCTGCGCGGGGTGAATACTTGGCCAGACTTGACAAGACCGCAAGCAGGAAGGAACGTGTCTGCCCAAGTTGGTTCGGTCACTGTGCCGTCCCACCCGCAATCGATCTTGAACGTTGCCTTGCCTTTGTAGCCGCCAGTAACGCTGGACAGCATGCCGAAGCCTGCCTGCCCCTCACGCTCTTCGACTTCGATCTCTGGTTGGATCATGATGTCGTAGGCGTTGAAACTGGCGTCTGTGCCGGTCAACGCGATTGCAGTTCCGACGGTTGTTTCGATCTTTGCTGCGAGGACTCGCTTGCGTTTTAGTAATGTCATGCTATTTTTTCCCTATCTTTTTGATGAAAAAAAGGTCTCTGATTTTTCGATTGATTCGCTTCGGCAATTCTTTTTTGATTAGCACGACTGACGTTTTTTCTAGCCCAAGTGCTTCAATGAAGTCTCCGGGCGATGGTCCGAACTGTTCAACGATTGGAAGTCTTTCCTTGCCTGCCCTGACAAATACTTTCTTACCAAGTCGCTTCGAAAGGAATGCGTTTGGAATGTGCGTTTTCCCTTGCGGTCCTTTGATATTGCGGTTGAAACGAACAGTGACACCTTGTTTTTTTGTTTGCGATGGGTTGAAGTACCGAAGTGAAATCCGCTTCCCTTTGGCTAACTCCATCACTGCTGTATGTTTTGTTTTGGTTGCTACCGACTTTGCGCGTGCTGCTGACTTAATAACCTTCAGCGGGACACGAGAACCAAGCTCTTTTCTGATTGCCTTTGCCGCTTCGTTCCTTGCTTTCTTTGCAGTCGAGTTCACGCCAATCGCTACAGCAGTTGGGATCTGCTGAGAGATTTCGTCCATCTGTTGTTTGAGTTTGTTTGGCTTAACGCGAAAAAACATTAGGCTCTCACCTGGTACGGATCGTTCTCGCTGTGGCGGTAAGTGATTTCGACCGGCAAGTTAAAACCACCGATGCCGCCATCTTCGTTTATCAGCTCGACTGCCAGCAGTTTTGTATCGATTGCCAACGAGCCGAACTGATACCAGTTTGCTGGCGTTGTAAGGCACTTGATGACATCCGCTTGGAACGTGTTGATCGTCGTGTCAATTGGCGTTGACTCCAATTCGCTTGGCAGAACGTGGCATCGCAAGTTAAACACATGCCGCTTGCATATCGATGGCGGGTTGCCTGGATAGCTCAACTCGTCAACGATCTCTTCCGAACCTTGCCGCACCACAATCTGTAGGTCTTCGAGGTTGTATTCGCCGCCGTTTCGTGTTGGACGAATAACACTGCTGACGCTTGTTTCGTAGGTGCTGGAGTTGACCATTCCTTCCAAGCGAGTGACTAACGCGACTGCAATCGATTCAAGGACGGTTAGCGACATTCGAGTACCAACATCCCTTCATCATGGCCTAGCAATCGTGCAATGGTTCTTGGTCTTGCGTCGCGTCCAATTCGATACTCGAACTCAATCGCGTCGCCGCCGATGTCTAGTTCTGCCGACGTGATTCCGTAGGTGCCTGTGGTGGAAACGTGGATCTCCGATACTGGAGTCACCGTGTCCCCATCTTCAGGAACCAGTGCAAGTGCATCGCGGATGATGACAACACGAACCGACCTGCTGATACCGCTTCGTGGGCGATACGTTGCAGTCTCAGCAAAGTCGTTTGTGTTGCAGAATACCGCTGACGCATCTGCTTGAATCATGTCGTGAAGTGACATTCGACTAGACTCGCTTCGATACGATCTTCACGTAATCAACTGAGCAAACGTCAGCGTTGGTGTTCGCTGCCTTCTGCAACTGAATGATTGGTTGAAGACCGGACGAGTAAGCCGACATATCAAACGTTGTTGATGCTGCGACTCGTTGCCCGTCGATGAAGAACTTGACGTTGCTCTTGCCACCAGTGAAGTCGATCACGAATCGCTTGTAGGTCGTTCCGAGCGTAACACCTGAAGAGATGTCGTTTTTGTCAGTGGTTCCGTCATCGCTTTCGCAATAGACGAGGGTGGTGCTGTTTGCACCTTCCATGCGGAACCATGCGTGTTCAGCAACGCTGTCAGCCGTGTCGTTTCGTGTCGAGCAAACGCCGAACACTAGGATTGAACCGCTTGTGAAAGCAGCACTCAACTTGACGCGCATCTCGACACGTTGAATACCGTCGATGTCGTAGCTCAAAGCGTCGTTGTGGTGCAAAGCTAGAATCTGAATCTGGCTGGTTGCTTCGAGCGAAAGAACAGCAGCCCCACCGCTACGAACGTGCGTTGGTGGTGCCGCGCCAGTTACGTCGGTAAGCCAAGGGGTGCCGATGTTCGCTGACGTCGGGAACGTAACTGGTGTCCCATCAAAGTCGTCAACGTATTCGATAAAATCTTGAATGCCTGCCATGTTAAAAATCTTTCCAGGTAAAAACAACGGTCATCGCAGTCCGCTACGTTGTGGAGTGCAAAAAAAGGCGGGATAACGCGCCCGCCTCGCGTTTGCTTTTCGTCTCAGTAAGACTATGCAGCGTTTCGGAACAGCCCACGGAAGTCGATTGCGGCTGCTGCGAACGTTTGACGTACCTTGAATAGGTAAGTGTCGTTGACCATGTTCCAGTCGCTTTCGAGAACTGGGGACTCTTCACCAGCCAAGAATGTCAGTTCCACGGTATCGACTTGCGATGTGTTCGCAGCCAAGTACCAAACCGTCGTACTAGATGCGTCTAGCACTGGTTCGATGATTACCTTGATTGGTCGCGATCCGTTTGGTCCGTAGATGTTCAGCGTGTTGCTGTTACCAGCCGCACTTCCACCCGCACCAGGATCTGCAATCGAACCAAGCAACTGAAGTGCAGTTGCACCGTAGTTTGCCGGAACGATGATGTAAGCCGGTTGGATGTTGAGGATCGGACCAGCAACACCGTTGACGGTGATTCCGGTCTTGGTCATCATCGACAAGTAGCCAGCGTTTAGCGTTGTTACGCTTGGAGCCGCTGCCGCTGCGGATGTGTTCTTGTGACCGCCAGCGGTTGTCTGTGCGGTATCGTTGAACAACGCTCCACCGTCAGCCATGTTTGCGTTAGCAGTCAAGACACTGTAAACAACTTGGTTCTGCTTGCGTCGGCACGAGGCACCTTGCATAGCAGGAACGCGGCTCAAGGCATCAAGGTCGTCATTCACGATGGTTTCCCACGATACGCTGAAAACACTACCGTACTTTTCAACTCGGTAGGTTTCCTTTTCGTCGCCTGTTTTCGCATCGGGATAGTCCTGTCCTTCCGCAACAACTTCTGGCGAACCCATCGCACTGAAGCGAATGCGGTTGATGTTCTTCATATCGTCAACTGACTGACCTTGACGCGCCCAAAGATTCCATGTGTATGGTGCTTCTTCGTAGCCAGCCAGAAGCGACTTGTTGGCCGCGTCCATCAGCAACGCTGGGAAGTTCCCGGTCGTGTTGTAGGCTTGACCCGACCGCTGAATGCGATAACGGTTGAGCGTGCCACCGTGACCCATTGCAGCGAGTGCAATGTCTTTTGGTGCCATCTTGTTTACTGGACCGCCCATGCGCTCGACGATCATTTCCGCGAGTCGTCCGAGCTTGGTTCGCTCAAAGTCCTCGTGTCCTGGTGCTAGATCGCCAATCGGCTTGCGAAACCCAGACGATGCAAAAGATCGCTTGATAATTCCGTCGCGTGCTGCTGCGTAGAACTTGTCGTCAGCAGATTCGGTAACTCGAACATCGGAACCAACCGATGCCCCCATTGGTTGTGTTGCCATGCGTTCGATAATCCTTTTGCGAGCGTCGGAGAGACTTACAAAGCCATCACACAACTCGTCAGCGAAGGCTCGCTCAACTCTGGCAAGTTTGCATGCGGCTTGGATTTCTGTTCGTCGGACCTGATCGGCCTGAAGCGAACGTTTGATTTGGTCGATGGTGGAAGCCTGGTTCATTACCTTTGGCTTCAATTCGTCGTCCATCTTTTCGACTGGCTCTTCGGTGTACATCTTTTCGACAACAGGAAGAACTTCTTCAACCGGCTTGTCTCCTTCCATGTGTTCCACTTCTGGCATTGGTTCTTTGCTTTCGCCAACCTTGCCAATGACCCATGCCAAAACTTGGTCAGGATCAACAACGCCATCAGGAAGCCCCATTGCGGACAGCTTCGCAAGTAATTCAGGATTCATTCGAATCACCTTTCTATTCAGGTCCGTATAAGACCGCCTAACAGTCGATTGCTCATCTGCACCCGTTGCACAGATAGAAGCGTTTTGCGGTTGCCACTTCGTATGAATCAAAGCTGGTCCGTCGATAACTACCCCTCGCGGAGTCGTGTAAGATTGGCCGCGTTGAACGTAAAGCGTTTCAAGCGGTTGCCCTGTGATTGAGAAGTCCGTAATGTGACCCTCGCTCATTCGTTGCATGATCGTTTGGGATTCAGCGTCTGACGCGAACACTGGCACCCCGTAGAGTTCTCCGTTAGTTCCGTCGATCTTCATGTGCTGGATTGAGCCGAAGATGTTTCTAACGGTCTTGTCGTTGTGGCTGTCAACGATGGGGATCTGGTCGCGTCCACCACGCCACTGGATGCCGTCCATCAACAGAACTT